GTCATTTCGCCCGAACCGTTAATCATCACCGTGCCCGTATCGCTCGTTATCATTATCTGATAAGCCACACCGTCCTCGCCCTTCTCGCCCTTCTGTGCACTCATCACAAGCTGCCAGTCTGCGTTTCCGGCCATAGGCTCACTCGTGCTGCCCTCGGCGTTGGTACACAGCCACACGCCGTTGCCGTGGCTTACCTGGTCATAATAGCCGTAGCTCACGCCCTTCTGCCACTCGCCTCTGTAGTTCACCATATGCATAGCATCACCGCTCGGAGATATCCACTCGATAGAGGAACTGACTATCTTAGAACCGTCTGGCGAAAACACGAATACCTCCTTGCCCTCGTGGGTATATGAGTTTACGCCTCGCAGTCCTACTATGCGAGGTGTACCATTGCCTGTACTCTCAAGCATCAATACTCCTTGGCGTGTTGCATCCTCACTGGCACCATCGAGCACGATGGTGTCGCCAGCTGCAGGCGTATCGCTGCCCGTCATGCAGTCAGTAGCCGACAATGTCACCCAGTCAAACAGTCTACCACCATACAGCGCCGTACCGTCTTTAGCCATGACTGCAACAGACTGAGTACTCACCTCTTTCACCAGTCGCCAGTAGCTCTTATTGCTCACACCTTCGTGTTTCCCTTCGAGGATATTGAAGCTCTGGCAACGTGCCTGATCCTTCACGCGCCATAGGTTTTGTGTCGCCGTACTGCCATCATCGGCAAGGAGATAACACTTCCAGCCAGTCACAGCACCCGATGCAGAGCGTTGCTCTTCGACGTGCACTATCTTACTGCCTGCGCCCGATAGATATATATTTCCTCCTGCATAGGATAGCTTACGTATCTCGAGTTCATGGAACAAAGCCTTGCCCAAGACTTCCAGATCCTGCACCGTTACCTTGCCAGTAGCCAAGATGTCACCTAAGCATTTAAGACCTTTATTGAATGTGATAAGCCCGTCTGCCGTGTCATCATGTTCTCGAGAGAGGTAACGTTTTCCTTCCACTTCTATGAAATGGAGCAACTCAAGCAACGCTTGGCCTATGCGCTCAGCAGTGTTGGCAGCCTTGCGACGCTCGTCGCGAATCTGCTCAAAATCTTGCTGAATTTTTTGTTTTTCTAAATCTGCCATTTTTGATGCAAAGATAATATGTGATGTATATAATAATAATGACTCAAAGGTTGCGAGCTGCGCCTATGCCCTTGAATATCTCTGTCAATGCAGAAGCCATGAGTCCATTGTATGTCTCGCCATAGAAATCAGCCTCATGCTCGTTGAGCTTCATGACAGAGGCATAGTATTTAGCCGAAAACCAGTCTCTTCGGCCAATCGGCACACCGCCTGCCACTCGACCGCCCCAGGCAGGACCCACTTTTTTGGGTTTATCCAACTCCCTCTCCGCTCGATACTGCTTGTTGAGGAAGTCAAGGTCGCCATCATTGGCACGCATGACTTTTTCTCCGCCCTGCGCTTCTGTCCACTTTTTCCAGACGTGTGCAGGTCCAACTCCTGCAGCCACATAGATGCCGTATTGCAGGAAAGTATGCTCGATGGTGGTCACTGTGCCTTGCTCCAGGTGGCCCTTGATGGACGCATAGAGCGCGCCTGTATCTATTGTGCGCAAGCGCTCCATGCGCTCACGCCAATAGGTGCCCATGTTTTCCGTCCACCCCTTCTCGTATTTGAGGAGTTCGTCTATTACTTCTGCCATGCGCTCTCATCATATTGTAAGTCGGTAGGCTCGTCTGATGTCAGCATGAAGTACAGGCCTGTGCATCCGTTCATCGAGTAGCGCCCTAATTCTGTCGAATAGACCTGATTGAGATTGAGATACTCCAGCTGGTCACCGAACTTCTGATACTCCTTGTCATGCAGAAGACGACTGAGGAACTGCCGGAAGATATATCTGCAGATATTCAGTTTCTCCTCCCGGTCTGCCATGTCATCACGCTTGTATGAAGCGAGAATCCAGACCGTGAACACGTTGCGGTCGAAGAAGCCATCGCCCACAGAGTGGGTATTGGAGTCAACGGTATCAGAGACCATCACGAAGTTGGAGGCTGTGCGAAACTGCTGCAGCACTCCCTGCACGGTATCTGGTCCGCTGCATGTCGTCGCGACAAAATTATGCAGACGGCAAGTGTTGTTCTCCTCTGTCAACTGCTTGAAATATGCGATTGCATCGAACTGTTTCTCTGTCATAAGCTTTTCATTTTTTCATTGTATTCCTCAGCTTCCCGCGCCTTTTCATCCAACTCTGTCAGTGCTGCCCAGCAGTCGGTCTCAAAGACAGCCTGCTGCTTGGTGATGTCGCCATCGGTGAGTGCTCTGACCTGCGCACGTATGCCCATGGTGATATCCTCCATGGTCGGCTCTTCGCCCTCCTTCGTGTTTTTGAAGAAGTGAGGGAAATTGGCAGCAGCCACTTGCTTGAAATCTGAGTACCATAAAAATGTTCCGAGTAACTCCTCTGCGGTGAAATTCACTGAGTCATCACGCTTGCCATCCTCATCCCTGTACAGAAGATATCCTAACTGCTGAAGGAACTTGTCCTCCTTATGCATGAGGTACAGCTGATAATATTTCTCAGCGAAGAGGTAATCCTGGAATGTGATCTTGCGGATGGAAGTGACGGCTTTTAAGCCAGATATGGCCTGCAAAGGCTGAAAATTATCGAATCCATCGATAAAATCGAATTGTGAGAGCAAAGACAGGACTATCTCTGTCTCAAGATAGATCACTTTGCGCTTTGGTCTTGACTTGCCATCCACCCGGCACAGAACAGAACACTTCCATCCTGTGCGGGTATGCTTGATGATCTCAATGCCAGCCAGTCTGCAGAACAGGTATGTCTTGACCGTCAATGGCTCCTGAAATCTGGTCAGCAGGAAAAGCGTATAGCGAAGCTCATCCTGCGACAACTCACGCCATGACTTTGGCGCTGTGATGTTAAGATCGATCTGCCCGTCATGCATTGAATAGGAAGGCAGGTGCTGATTTTTTGTTTTCATAAGGCTTGAAATGATTGCTTTCATACTCTGCTGATTGCTGATAGAGTGCGAATGTCTCTGCATCTCCGTCAAGAACCATCTGAATCCTGTCAAGCGTCTGCTTCATGTCATTTGGTTTGAAACAGCTCGGATTGCTGTAGTCAACGAGATATTTGCGAATCAGACAGACCGCTTTCTGCTCCGGTTCTGTCCAAGACTCGCCTCTGCGGTATTTATCGAGGAGAGCGTCCATCTGCTCGTTAGAGAAGCGACGACGCAGGATCTCATCAGCAAGACGCATGTTCTGGCGGGCAGTATCCCAGTCTGCTGAGTTGAGCTTGGTGAGTGAGGCTTCTTGCATGTAGTCATTGTACCCCCATACAAGGCATGGGATGCAGAGCTTTGCCTGCATGGTTAATCCCCAGCCCTCGGTATTCTCAACGAGTACGAACACAACCTCTTCTTCAGCTGCCAACTTGGCCTGCTTCACCTGCTCGATGAGATTTTCCACTCTCACGGTCGAAGCTGGAGAGACCTCACCATTGCTCACAACACCGAAACCTGTAGGAGTGAGCACAAGATCAAGGTGGCGGACCACCGTAATAAATGTCTCAAGACAGACCCATCTCTTGAGTAATGGCTGAAAATCCTCGTTTTCATCGAAGAATTCAGCACCTATATCACCGAGACAAAAACGCTTGATGCGGTTATATGTAGTCGAGAAATGAGGTCTCACCAAGTTGAAGACCTCCGGATTGGATGACGTTGCCACCAAGATGGCATCGTCAAAATCCTGTTTGTTGATTTCAATCTTCATTGTTATTGCCGTTATTTTTAACTGATGATTGTTGCATGTCCTTATTCTTATCGAGTGTGGTAAGTTCTATCATCGGCACGTCGACGGTGATGCCACGCTCGCTCCATCCGTTGTAATGTAAGATGACATGGTATGGCTTGACCATGATGTCGTGACAAGGCTTCTCGAGCGACTGCTTCAGGATGAAGAGCTCGCGCTTGTCGGAACCCGAGTTGTTCATCTGGCTTTTGCCCGGTGTAGCACCCACCAAGTTGGGATGTACACCAAGAGAGAAACAGAGCGCATTGGAAGCCTCCGACATATCATCAGCCCAGTCGCCACCCTCCTTCTTGCCACTCTCGTTGAGGTTGATGATGCGCACCATGCGCTGCTCCTTGCCGTTCGGGTCGAAGTAATATCCTGTGATGAGAGCCTTGCCTGCATTCTCCGTACCGCACACGAAGTCGATGATGGACTGCTTCTCCTCATCGATGCGCTGCTTGCGCTTCTGAGGTTCGATGATACCCTCCTCGTTGCAGAGGTTCATCCAGTAGTCCTTGTGTATCTCGATCTGAATGCGAGGTGCAGAGGTGTTCTTGATCATGTAGCGCTTGCCAATGCCGATGAGCCGATAGATGTCGTACCAAGCATCATCGAACATGGCGGCATAATAAGGTATCGGATAATACTGATAACCAGGAGTAGGAATGCGCGACACGATGGCGAACTTGCAGTCATGGCCGAGCTTAGGTGTAGGATGTTTCTC